GCTTAAAATGTTTGCCATGTTCTAAGTGTTTTAATAGTTACTAAATCTTTTGTATCTGAGGACGACATTAACCAAGGTTTGATTATCATCTTCCTCAAAACTATGAATGGTTTGTTCCTGATAAAAGCGATATTCATCGGTGATACGAGTTACTAAGCCACAGATAAAGGCTTCTATCTCCAAAATACGAGCAATGTTTTTTATTTTTTTCTGTGCTCCTGCATTGATTTTAGGTACATAGAAGTTAATATTTACCTTACCTTCTTGTATATCCTTATCAATGCCTGTGAGAAAGCCTATAACACAATCCTCCTCAAAAGAGTTGTGTGGGCGGGTGCCTTGCAAATACACTCCACCACGGACAAAAGCGCCTATCTCGGTTTGGAAGGTGTCAAAGACATCCTTTTCTATCTGTGTGCCTCCTTTTTTCATGATCCATAGAGTTGTTTTAAGATGTTTTCAGCCATAAGCTCGGCACTGGAAAGCACATTATAGCCTTTGGCTTCTACATAAGCAGCGTAATTCATTCCTGCTACTACTATCAGCACCAAGCCTTTGGGATATTTGGCTTTGATTTTCTCAATTTGTTCTTGGTTGTGCTTGTTTATATTCCCTTGAGATTGTACCACGCCGTCCAATAGCACCACATAGCCTACGGAGCTTCTAAGGTGACCCGTTCTATCGGTATAGGAACCATTATCTCTGGCTTCAGTGATACAGCGTTCGCCTACCTCTATGAATTTTTGAGTGGCCGCCTTGATGTACTGCTCCTTGATTTTGTCAAAGGCAATGTTTAGCTTTCCTTCTATCATTATACCATGATTTTAGTTCGTCCTACCAAATCGGCATGCTCTATGCTTTGCACTTCAAATTCGCCTAATTGCTCTCCTTTGCCACTTATAAGCCTTACCCTTTTGGCATTGAAAATATGCAGCCCATAGTCAAACCACACTGTATAGCTGCTTTGTGTAAAAGTGCTATCCTTGAAAGTCCCTCGCTGATTGTAGGTATTAGCTACAATGTGACAAGGAATAGGATCTCCCCATTGAAGGGGAGCTTCTTGAGGAATACCTCCTACCAAGCCGCCGCCTGTAGTGGTCTGTACCTGCAATGTTCCATTGTCTAATATCATCGGAATATGACTTTAGGTTTCTTACTCAGTTCGTCCTTGAGACCTAACCGCTTACACTCGTTGCTGTAGAAAGCAATTATATCGTCTTTGCTGGCCCTTGCGAGGCTGGTTCCTCCTTCTGATATAGAACAGGGGTGCAAGAGGATTTGTGGAATAAAGCGGATAAAGGCTATATACAAGTTTCTTTGCTCCTCTGCTGTGGCTTCACCTGACAAATCAGCAATGCCTAAGTCTAAAAGGTCAGCCTCAGTGAGAGAAAGCCCCAATGAGGCAAACCTTTGACGGAAATAGTCCTTTTTAGTCATCTTAACCCATGTTAGATGTGTTAATCACAACCATACTCTGAGGAGCAGCAAAGCTCGGCATCCACTCACAACCATACTCGATAAAGCGACCTTCTTCAGTACGCTGTGTGGTGATGTAGTGCCCGCCTTCCAATACGGTATAGGTTTTGTTAGGCACACGATCCGTAAGCTCGTAAGGCTCGTGCCACATCATTTTTCCGAGTTTGGCAGTAGGAAGCAAGGCAATACGCTCATCAGCAAAGATGTTAGTCGTAGTGCCGTCCTCTTTTACTACATAATCCTCCACGATACGAATAGGAGGTAATCCTATACCTGTGAGTAAT